AACTACAATCACGCCATGTCCACGCAGTCATCACCCACAGGCGCCAGCCGCCCCTGGAAGAACCGGATCGAGGGGTCTGGCACCGAGCCGCCGGAGAACCTCCTGGCGAACCCCCAGAACTGGCGGGTGCACCCCGCCTTCCAGCAGGCGGCCGTCGCCGCCGCCCTGGACGAGATCGGCTGGATACAGCAGGTCGTGGTGAACACCGTCACCGGCCACGTCATCGACGGGCACCTCCGCGTGGCGGTCGCCATCTCCAAGGGCGAGAAGGCCGTCCCCGTCGTCTACGTCAAACTGTCGCCGGATGAGGAACGCCTCGCCCTCGCCACCTTCGATCCGCTCGGCTCCCTCGCCGTAGCGGACGACGATCTGCTCCAGGGATTACTCAACGACGTGAGGGCGTTCACCACCAACGAGACCCTCTCCAAACTCATGGAGGACCTCTCCAGAGGCGACCTCATGCCCGTGGGGGAATCGCCCGATTTAGACGACCTCCTGCGTGATGAGGACAAGGCCCCCGCCGTCCCCATCACCCAAGGGGAGGGCGAGGGCTACGACCGCACCGGCGAGGAGGTCGCGCAGCTTCCCGATCTGGTAGCGAGGTGGGGAGTCGAGGTGGGCCAGGTCTGGCACATCCCCTCCGGCAAGTCCCCCGGGTGGGTCCACACCCTCATCGTGGGGGACGCCCTCACCGCCCCCGTCCCCGAGTTGCCGCCGGATACCGTCATCGTCACCTCCCCGCCCTACGGCATGGGCCAGGACTACGAGCCGGGCTTCGCGGACACCCACCAGGTGGCGCACCGCGGCAAGGGCGATAAAGGCTCCAGAGACAGAAAAGGGGGCAGGCCCACCGACGCCTCCATCGCCTTCTGGCTGGAGACGATTGATTCGTTCGCCCACCACTGGAGCGACGGCATCACCGCCGCCTGCATCAACCTCGCGGACCACACCGTCACGCCCACCCCCGGCTTCTCCCGCCACACCTACGGCGACCTGGTGTCCATCTGCCAGACCTACGGCTGGGAACTCGCGGCCACCCGGCTCTGGCACAAGGGGCCGGTCTGGGGCAACAACGCCTACTGGCTCGCCTCCTACAAGCCCGTCCCCGAGTACGAGTTCGTCGGCTTCTTCATGAAGCCGGGGCGGTTCCCCTTCAAGCCGGTCAGCGAACGGGTCCCGCAGAGCGAGGACTGGCGGTTCCGGAGCCTGTGGTCGTTCCCGTCCGTGCAGTCCCAGCAGGCCGATAAGGGCAACCACCCCGCCGCGTTCCCCCTGGAGTTGCCCCGGCGCTGCATCCTGCTGTTCACCGACCCCGGCCGCACCGTGGTCGATCCCTTCCTGGGCAGCGGCACCACCATGGTCGCCGCCGAAGCCCTGGGCCGCCTCTGCATCGGCATCGAGCAAGACCCCAAGTACGCGGCGATGACCCTGGAGAGGATGTCGAGACTCGGGGTCGCCCCCCAGAACATGTCAAGGAGTGGCCGTGGCGCGACCAGTGAAGCCCAAAGCGCCGCGGGGTGAGAACGGCGACTACTACACCACCCAGGATTGGCCCCTGGACGGGCCGTCCCACGAGTCCCCCTGGCTGCGCTGGCCCGAGGAGCGCGAGGAGGAGTACGCCCACTTCCAGATCTTCCGCGACCTGCCGCCCCCCAGGCGGACCCTGATCAACGCCTGGATCTCCTACCGCGGCGGAGCGTATGCGGGCGAGACCAGGCCCGATGTCGTCAGGCCGCCCAAGTCCTGGGAGGGGCAGCACCGCAAGTGGCGCTGGCGGGAGCGCTGCGAGGCCTTCGACGTGTGGAAGGAGAAGTCCCAACTCGAAGCGGAGCGGGACGGCACCCTGGAGGCGTGGCGGGAGATGGGCGAGCGCCACGCCCGGGAGGCCATGGCCCTCCAGCAGAAGGCCCTCATGCGCCTCCAGCAACTCAACCCCGAGGAGTTGTCCGCGGCGGAGGTCAGGCAGTTCTTGGTGCAGGCCGCCACCCTGGAGCGGCTCGCCCGCGGCGCGTCCCTCCAGGACATGGCCCGCGTGCAGCGCGAGGCGGAGCAGAAGGCCGCCGCCGAGGGCGTGGCGGTCATCACCTACGTGGACGATTGGAGAGGCGATGCCGCGCGCACCAAGCGCAACCCCGACTCTTTCTACGGAAACGGGCAAGGCCGTCTACCGATTCCCAGCGCCCCATCCGGGCCAGATCGAGGTGATGCGGCGCCGGACGCGGTTCACCTACCTCGCCGCCGGAAGGCGGTGGCGCAAGACCACCCTGGCGATGATGCTCGCCGCGGAGGGGGCGATCCGGGGTGACCCCATCCTGTGGGGCGCGCCTACGTTCGGGCAGTGCGAGATCGGCTGGCGCGAGATGCAGCGGGCCTGCGCGGGCACGGCCCACTTCGCCAGGAACCGGATGGAGGTGACCTTCCCCAGCGGGGGGAGCGTCACCTTCAGGAGTCTCGATGACCCCGACAACGCCCGCGGGCTGACCGCCTCCGGGGTGGTCATCGACGAGGCGCCCCTGATCCAGGAGCGGGCCTGGTACGAGGTGATCCGGCCGATCATCTCCGACACCGACGGCTGGGCCATGCTCATGGGCACGCCCAAGGGTAAGAACTTCTTCTGGCGGGAGGCGGTCAACGCCAAGAACCGGCCGGACAGCGTGTTCTTCCAGGCCCCCACCCTGGGGGTGAAGAAGACCCAGTGGGGCAACCTGGAGCGGGTGCCCCACGACTTCGAGAACCCCTTCTTCAAGTTCGAGGAGGCCCAACTGCTGGCCGACACCATGACCGAGTTGGTGTTCTCCCAGGAGTTCCTCGCCGAGTTCGTGGACTCCGGCGGCGGCGTGTTCCGCCACATCACCGACGCCCCCATCTGCAAGGCCCAGCAGCAGGCCCAGCCGGGCCACCACTACGTCATGGGCGTGGACTGGGGGAAGTACAACGACTTCACCGTGATCATCGTGCTGGACATCACCGGCGGGGTGACGCAGCACGCCGTGATCGGCTCCCCGTGGGACAAGCGGGAGTTGCCCCGCATCGAGGTCTGCCACATGGACCGCTTCAACCAGGTGGACTACACCCTCCAGATGGGACGCCTGGTGGCGGCCTACGAGCGGTTCCAGCCCGGGCTGATCGTGGCGGAGAGGAACGCGGCCGGTGAGCCACTCATCGAGGTCATGCAGCGGATGGGCCTCCCTGTTTATCCGTTCACGACCGGCAACGCCACCAAGGCCCTGGCGGTAGACGCTTTAGCGTTGGCTCTGGAGCGTGGGCAACTGGCGCTCCTGGATAACGACATCCTTCGCAACGAACTCATGGCGTTCGACGCCGAAAAGCTGCCCTCGGGCATGTTGAGGTACGCTGCGCCCGAGGGCATGCACGACGACGTGACCATGGCCCTCGCCATGGCGATGTTCGCCGCGGCGGCGCCCCAGCGACAGCCGATGAAAGTGATGTGGGGATGACGAGGCCATGACGGCAGGCGATCTCATTCAAGCGTTCCCCACGCCGCAGGCGGGGGCGGGCGGTGCCACCGGGGAGAACGACGCCAAGACGGGCATGATCCAGGACCTGGTGCAGCAGTTGCGGGACGACTTCCGCGACCGGGACGCGCTCTACGCGGCCTACGACACCGTGCTGTTCCAGCAGAACGAGGTCAAGATCCCCGACAACTACCGCAAGATCGCGCTGGAGGTGAAGTCGCCCCTGGCGCCGCACATCGCCAACACCATCACCGCGGCCCTGTCCACCAACCCGCCCAACGTGCAGTTCGATCCCGTCTCCTTCGGCGACCCCGCCCAGGCCAACTCCACCCTGCGCGAGAAGTTCTTCGAGGCCGCCTGGCGCCGCCAGGAGGAGGAGGCCCAGCGGCCCCTCTACCGGCCGTTCATGCACGCCCTGGTGACGAAGGGCGAGGGCATCCTGAAGACCGTCGAGCGCACCAAGAAGTCGTGGTCGAAGTACACCCGGGACGCCGCCAAGCTGCGCTCCATCCTGGAGGACGACGAGGACCTCTCCGACGACGAGAAGGAGAAGCTGTACGGCCAGCAGACGGAGGCGTGGAAGCGGAACCTGCCGTACCCCATCGCCACCACCGACGTGCCCCCGGACACCTTCTACTACGTCAAGAACGAGGACGGCTTCACGTTCTGCTGCGAGGTCAAGACCGTCCCCTTCTACGAGACCCTGGAGCGGTTCAACGCCTCGGTGGACGCCCAGGGCCGCATCCTGGCCCCGTCCGACTACCGGGCCACCGGCCTCGCCCGCCACGAGTGGGCCACCGCCTTCGGCTCCACCACCCCGGGGCGCAGCCAGTGGACCGGCCGCGGCCGCGTCAAGCCGATCACGATGGTGGAGGCCTGGGACGCCAATGAGGTCACCTACATCCTGTACGGTCCCGGTCAGGTCACACGAGGAGGTAAGCGCCTCGGACGTGGCACTGTCGTACGATCAGTTCGGCATCGCTACGGTGACCGTATTACGGGGGCACTCCGCGGGCCGTACTTTCAGGCGCTGGGAATCACCACCCACAGTCGTCTGCCCGAGCATGCGGGACTGGGGATTCTGTTCGGTTTCCTCGAACTGTTTCCGATGCTCGATTCGCTTCTTACTATCCAGGCCAACGCGGCGTTCCTCTACGGATTCCCGGCGTTCAAGGAGTCCGCGCCGCAGGGGCCGACCCTCCAGGGGCCGTTCGGCAACGATCAGGGTGAGGGCGAGAGCGGCCGCACCCGCATCGAGCCGGGCACGCTGTACCCCCGCGACATCGCCCCGGTAGACATGCCCCGCTCCGGGATCGACCTGGAGAAGACCACCACCTGGATCAGGGACTTCATCCAGATGGCGATGCCCAACGTGGTCAGCGGTGCGGTCTCCGCCGAGCAGTCCGGGTGGGCCATCACCCAGGCCTCCCAGTTGGCCCGCCTGGGCTGGCAGCCGATCATCGACAACGCCCAGTTCGCCCTGTCCCGCCGCACCGGCTTCGAGTCGTGGCTGCTGGACAAGCGGGTGCGGGAACCCGTTTCCGTGTGGGGCGAGGTGCCCGCCAACTACACCACCGCCAGGGCGCGCCAGGGGTGGCTCACCGTGGGGCCGGACGACCTCAACGGCGTGCACCGCTACCGGGTGGTGCTCCAGCCGGAGACGCCCGCCGACCGCATCCAGCAGATCCGCACCCACAAGGAACTGCTCGGCCTGCGCCTGGAGGCGTGGAACGACGCGGTGACCCAGATGGGCGGCAACCCGGACGAGGTGGAGGCGGCCTGGCTGCTCTACGACCTCAAGAACGACCCCATGATCAAGGCCCAACTCAAGAAGGAGACCTTCAAGGAGTTGGGGATCATGGACGAGGAGGCCCTGAACAAGGCCAACACGGAAGCGCGTGCCGTGCAGGCCGGTCCCGGCCAGGGGCCAACCCCGTCCCTGCGCCCGCCGGTGATGGGCGGCGGGCAGGCCCCCGGAGGGATGCCCGGCCAGCAGCCCGGCACGCCCCCGCCCGGGGTGGCGATCACGCCGGGCCTCCCTGGTGGTGGCGCTCCCATGGTGCCGCCCGCGCCTCCCGGGATGACGACCCAGCAGCCGGGCACCCCGGGGCCGGTCGCCCCAGGCCGTTAGATGGTCCTCGGACCGCCGCAGGGCATGCCCCCTAACCCGCTGCTACCGGGGGTGATGCCAGGCCGTCCCCCCGTCCTGGGGCCTTCGGGCCTGGGGGCGGTGCAGCCCCCTGCGCCACCCCCGGTGCACCCGGTGGGGGCGCCCGTGGTCACCTCCGGCGGCCCAGGCCGTATCGGTGGCCCGGGTGGCCCCACCGGGCTGGGCACGCCCGACGCCCTGGCGAAGGCCCTCGCCGCCGCCGGGATCGAGGTCGGGCAGCGCCCCGCGATGCTGGAGCCGGAGTTCGGTCGGGACTCGCCGCGCGGCGCCTACGATCACGTCTACGAGATCGTCGCCCACGACCTGGCCCAGTGGCTCCACAAGATGCCCAAGATCCTGGCCACGGCCATGCGCGGAGGTCCCCACAAGCAGGGGCCGTTCATGCACGCCGCCACCGGCCAGCAGAAGTACGAGATCTTCCGGCGGAAACTGTTCAACGACGACGGCACCCCCAACATGGAGGGGCGCCAGGAGTTGCTGCAAAAGCTGACCCCGCGGCAGTACGCCGAGGTGGTGCACATCGTCTCCCGGCAGATGAAGCGCAGCGGCGAGGCGGGCGAGGGCGTGCCGCCGTCCCCGATGGAGGCCTTAGATGAGCAGCGGTGAGTGGTGGACGGACTCGGACGGGGCGGCGGGCGACTTCAACCCCAACCAGACCGCGGCGGCGCAGAACCAGTTCGACACGGGGACGACCTACGCCGGGCCGGGGCAGCAGGCGCCCATCGACCAGTACAACTTCACGCCCGACCCCAACCTGCCGGGGGGCTTCGCCGTCACCGAGCCGGGGTCCGAGGCGCCGCTCGACCAGGCCCAGTTCTCCAACTTGGGAGGCAACTACCCCGACCAGGACTCCATGGCCCAGTCGCTGGCCGCCCAGGCCGCTCAGAACCTGGGCACGACCATCGACTCCGCGGGCAACGCCATCACGGCGATGCCCGACCCTTACCAGATCACGGCGCAGCCGGAGCAGTACGCCAGCCAGTCCAGCGTCTACACGAACCCGGCGGCGAATGGACCCCAGGTTGCCCCCGGGGGGTCCATCGGCTACGTCAACTGGGGCCAGACCCCGGTGGCGATCACGCCGACGAACACCGCCGTCCTGGGCAACCGGCAGTTGCAGCAGCAGATAGCCCCGGGGTACATCCCCGGCAGCGGCTCCTACAACCAGTACAACCTGGGTCAGGGCAACCTGTTCGGGGGCATCGGCCCGAACAACGTGATGTCCAACCTGAACTTCGGGGTCGGCGGACCGGGCGATCCCACCCACGGGGCGCAAGCCGGGCTGGAGCAGCAGACCCCCGACCAGTGGGTGCAGGGGGATCACCTGTTCGACTCCATGGTGGGGAACATCGGCACCCGCCACAACAACGGCACCGAGGGGCTGGACTACATCCCCACCCTGTTCGCCCGCGGGGACACCCCCTCGGGCATCTCCACGGTGGCCTTCGGCGCCCCGCAGCAGTACTGGGACGGCCTCTACCAGGCCATCGGCCGGGGGATCATCAAGCCCACCGCCCGCGGATGGCAGTTGCTCGCCTCCCGCGGGGTCACCCCGCAGACCATCGGCGGACAGGCTCCCGGCTTCGCCCAGTCGGTCGGCTACGGCGGCGCGGGCGGAACGGGAGGAGCCAGCGGGCAGACCGCCGCGGGCGCGCCCGGTGCCCCGCGGGTCGCCTCGGCCACCGGGCAGACTGGCCCGATGGGCGCGGGCACCGAGGCGTGGAACTACAACCGCGCCCTGATCGACCTCCAGACGGCGGGCCTCGCGCAGAACTCCCAGCAGTTCCAGGACCAACTGGCCTTCAACCGGGCGGTGCAGCAGTTCCGCGAGGAGATGGGCCGCCAGCAGACCTCGCTGGGGTATCTGGGGTTGACCTCGCAACTGCGCGGGCCGGGCGACCTGTTCCAGTACCTCAAGGTGCTGGGCGGCACCCCCGGCGGGATCAAGGACGTGGTGAACGCCGCGGCGGGCAAGTACAACATGCCGCGCACCGGGGGCGGGCAGGTCACCGTGGGCGGCTACTCCAACCCGTCCGACATCAACGACCTGCTGACCCAGATGAACGACCCCAACTACGGGGCCGAAGCCCAGAACCTCAACCTGCCCCCGCCGAACCAGATCAGCGCCGCCAACCTGGCCCGCATGACCCCGGCCCAGCAGAAGGTGCTGCTCGCGGCCTATGAGGCGGCGGGCTACAACGTCGAGGACGTGGCCCGCATCTTCCAGAACTCCCTGCCCCAGTACGCCGCCGCGGGCGGCGTCGGTCGCGTGAACCTGTTCTCGTAAAGGGGTAAGCCGTGGGCATCGCCGACCTGCCCGACATCAGCGACGAGGATTGGAACGCCTACACCGCCGACCAGTTCCGCGCCGCCACCGACCCGATCCTGGACTCGCTGCGCTTCCAGCACGACACCGCCACCGGCTTCGACCCGATCTTCTCCCAGGTCATGGCCCAGCAGCAGGCGGACGACGAGCGCCGCCGCCGGGAGGAGGAACTCGCCCGCCAGCAGCAGATGCAGCAGGCGGCGCAGCAGCAGGCGCGCATGGCGCAGATGCAGCAGGCGTCCCAGGCTGCCGCCGCGCCCTACGACGACCTGCGGGCGATGATGTCGGCGCCGGACCAGTTCGCCGCCCCCCAGATGGGCGCGGTGGGTCCGGTGCAGGGGCCGCCCGGCCCGAACGAGGTGCTGCCCGGGGTCCCAAAAGGCGGCGGTGACCAGCCCGGCTTCTGGTCTGGCACCAGCCCCGGCGCGCCCAACGTCTTCTCCTACATCGGCCAGGAGGCGCAGCGCGGGGCCGACGAACTGCGCCGCAGCGGGGCCACCCAGGTGCCGGTGATCGGCGGGCTGATGGGGGGCACCGCGCAGGGCGTGGCGAACTTCGCCAACACCCTCGGCGGGGCGGCCGAGGGACTCCGCGGGGGCGACCCCTTCGCCGCGGTCGGTGGCCCCCTCCAGGCCACCCTCGGGGAGACCGGACCCCTGGAGGGGATGTGGCGCTCCGTCGCGGAGGAGTACCAGACCCCCGAGCAGGTGCTTCCCTTCATCGACCCCGACACCCCGGTGATCGGGGGGCTGAACAACCCCAGGGAGTGGGGCGGCATCGCCGGGAACGTGCTCATGCCGGAGACGGCCGCCGAGCAGGCCTTCGGCAAGGGCCTCTCCGCGGTGGGCAAGCCGGTGGTGCGCGCCGCCGGGCAGGCGGCGCAGCCGCTCGTGGAGGCCCTGGGGCGGGCCGCCGACCAGTTCGGCGTGCCCCAGGCCATCGACCGCGGGATGGGCGCCGCCCAGGGCATCATGCGCCACCTGACCCAGGCCGACGACGAGACGATGTTCCACGGCACGCCGCTGGTCTTTGATCAGATCGACGAGACGAAGTTCAACAACAACGGCCTGTTCGGCCCCGGCTACTACCTGACCCGCGAGCCGGAGGTGGCGTCCAGTTACGCCAGCGAGACGCGGGTCCTCAACCGGGGCAACCACATCAAGGAACCAGACCTGGCCCGGATGCTCAACGAGACCTGGCGGATGGTCAGCGGGATGCGGAACTCCCAGGACCCGATGGAGCAGGCCTTCGCCAAGCAGGTGTCAGCCGCGTTCCCCACGACCGAGGGACGCGCCCCGATGGCGATTGCTCCTCGTCAGGCCGGTGGACCCGCCTACCTGATCTACCCCCAGAACGCGCAGGGCCAGGTCACCAGCCGGGTGATCAACAACGTCGGGGACTACGCCAACTGGCTCGACAACGAACTGGTCAAGCTGCGCGGCAATCAGTTCGGCGGCAACCTCCCGCCGCCCAGGGAGCGTGCCCAGTTCGCCCGCCTGCGGGCGAACGTCAGCAGCCACGCCTCCGACTTGATGGACCGTTACGGATCGGTGGCGGCCCCCAACGTGAGGAAGATCACCGTCCCCGCCGGGACGCGGCTGCTCGACCTGAACAAGCCCATCCCCGACGACGAGATGCAGATGATCCAGGCGGCCGCCAGCCAGATACCGTCTCCCGCTTTCAGCGGACGGACCCTCTGGGATGACCTGCCGATTCACGGGGAGATCGGCGCTGAGGGACGGGCGAACGGGACGCTCACCCGGGCCGAGGACCTGGAGGCCGTCCGCGAGGGCATCACCGGCCCCATCGGGTTCGACTACTGGCGCGGCCTGATGAACATCACCGGGGCCAAGAAGGAAAAGGTTAACGAACTGCTGTCCGCGATGGGCTACGACGGCATCCGCCATAAGGGCGGCCTCCGCAGCCCGGTGATGCGGAACGGCGTGCCTATCGGCCACGACGTGGACATCATCTTCCCCGACAAGGTGGGGAAGGTCCGCAACGCCATCTCCGGTGTCCCCAAGGGGATCACAGCCGGGGAGCGCGAGGAGACCCACGGCCGCTTCCTGCACGGCGGCGGCTTTGTGTTCGACACCTACGACCCGGAGAAGTTCGATCCCGACGCGCTGTTCGGTCCGGGACTGTACGGCACCAAGGACCCCCGCCTGGCCTCGTCCTACGCCTCCAGCGCCGGGCGTGGGGCGACCCCCGTCGAGGCCGCGGATGCGATGCCGGAGATTCGGCAGGTGCTCGACTCGCAGGACACCGGGTTCACTATCGGTCGCCGTGAGGACCACCTCCGCGGAAACGCCCTGCTGCGAGCGGTGTTCCCCGAGGGCCTTCCGGAGCCGATGGACGGGCAGTCCGCATCCGACTATCTGGACGAGATCTACTCGTACATCGAGAGCAAGATTCAGGACCCCGACCACCCGGCCAGTTCGATGACCGGGGACTGGATGGCGCCCGACCCGCTCAACGGCGATGAGGACGGGGCGACCAACATCATCAACCGGATGCGCCATGTGGGTACGACCGCTCCCGGCCCGGCCAACATCCGCCCCTTCGAGGTCGCCCCCGACCTGCGCCTGCTCGACGCGGACAGCGCGTTGCCGTCCGACGAGTGGACTCAGATCGAGAACCACCTGGAGGGCCTCCAGCGGCGCGACGTGAACGCCGCGCTCGCGCAGCCCACGATGGACAACTCCCCGGGCGTCTTGCCACCAGGGACGCGCAACTGGGACGACGCCATCAACAAGATCTACCGCGAGCAGATGGCCCGCCAGCAGAACACCCGCGGCTACGACGAGACGGCGCAGGCCACCGCGGACATCCAGGGCTTCACCGGCAACGACGTGTACCGGGGCCTGGAGCAGTTCTTCAACGGCGACCGCAAGGCGGTCAACCAGTTGCTCTCCGACATCGGCTACGACGGGCTGACGCACAAGGGCGGGATGCGGTCCCCGCTGCCGGATGAGGCCGGTAACCCCATCGTCCACCAGGTGGCGGTGATCTTCCCCGACCGCCTGGAGTCGGTGTTCAACTCCCTCACCGGCCGCCGGGGCGGGATCATAGGCGACTACGGCGACGAGGCCGCGGGGGGCGTGACGCGAGAGGCGGGCGGTCCGGTTACGCCCAACGGACAGTGGCCGTCGCAGTGGGGGCCGCAGCCCAAGCCGCAGATCCGCCTGCCCAACATCCACCCGGCGTGGCAGAACTACCAGTTCAACGCCCTGGCCCGGCGGGCACGCAGCCAGATGATCGGCGGGGCCGCCGTTGGGGGCGTGACCGGGGCTGCGGCTGGCGGCGCCGGGGCCTACGCCGCGACGGACGAGAACGACAATCCCGCCCTGCGCGCCCTGGCGACCGGCTCCGGGGCGATCAGCGGCGGGGTCGCCGGGCTGGCCCTGGGCGCCATCGGGTCGCCGGTGGCCCTGGGGGCCATCAACCGCGGCCTGATCGACCTGATCGACAAGCGGGTGCTGGAGGGGAAGATCCCCGTCAACTACCTCCAGACCCACCCTATGGGTGCCAACCGCATCAGGGCGATCATGCGGGCCATGGCGCAGGACGCGCAGCCCGGCGAGGTGGTGCGCGTCCCAGGGATCATCGGGGCACTGGACAAGGTGTCTCCGCTGGGCATCCCCGACGAGGTGAGGAACCTGGTCACCGGGGACCTGACCAAGGAGGAGGTCCTGTCCCTCCTCGGCCCCGGCGATCCGACGGCCGAGTCCAAAGACCTCAAGTCGATGGTGATCGACTTCATCCGCGCCCTGCCGATGGGCACGGAGCGGGCAGAGGAGCACGCCGCCGACATCTTCGCCGCCCAGGGCCGGATGGGCCTCGACGTGGACCCCGCCAGGGCGCAGGCCAACGCGGTCTACGGGAACGCGACGACCTCGCAGGGGAACAAGGTCAGAGACATCGCCAACCAGATCGCGGAGCACCTGGGCCTGGACACCAGCGGACCCAACCGCCTGTTCGGCACCCAGCCCCTGGGCGGCCACATCAACGACAGCCCCAATATCGGCTTCCAGATGCGGACCCGGCGCGAGGCCCAGACCGGCGGCAAGCCCATCCTGGTCTGGAACACCGCGTTCGAGAACCTCCCCCTGACCAAGGACGAGTTCGCGGACGTGATGGCGCACGAGTTCTACCACTTCCTGGAGGAGATCAAGCGCAACGACCGCGGCCTGTGGTCGGCACTCACCGACCAGGCTGGTGGAGTGGGCCGCTTCGCGGGCATGGCCGGAGAAGCCGGTGGCGAACTCGCGGACGATCTGACCCCTGACGAGGACGTGCTGCCCCCGCCGGAGAGCGCCTCGGACTACCTGTCGCGGGTGGTCAACGAGTTGACGCCCGCTGGCCGGGCG